TTAGACCGCGATGTTGGTGATGACGCCCATCGCCCACGGGGCGTACACGGCCAGACATTCGTCTGTGTACACGCCGTATTCCGTGGCGAGGGTGCGCTTCGGCCAGTCGGTCGAGAAGTAATCCCGGCGGCACAGAACCTCGGCGACCGCAGGGGTCTCGTTGTTCTTGTACCATGCCGGCAGTTCCGTCGCCCAACCAGTGATGACGCCATCCGGCAGGTTGGGGTGGATGTTGATCGTGGCCTTCCCGCCGCCGTAGGGATTCCCGACGGGGCTGAAGTAGGCCGCGACGCGACCGCCACCGGAGATCTCCATGTCGCCGCTGTTCGCGTCTTTGTTGAAGCGCAGAAGCGGAGCGGAGGCGTTGGTGAGGATCTTCTTGTACACGGCGTTCGCTGTGCGGGAGCTCATGTACAACTCGGTGACGCCGACCTTGTAGGTATCCCACATGGTCAGCATCATCTCGTTGATTTCCTCGATCCCGCCCGCGTTGTCAGCGGTCAGCGAAGTTCCGGTCCCGGCGGTGCCGGTCGCGAGGGCCTTGTAGTAGGCTCCGCTTCCGGACTTCAGTGCGGACATCATCAGACCGTCGAAGGCAGCGACCTGGTTGGAGCCAGATCCCGTACCGTCGTTGTAGCTGTGGTCGCCGGTGATGGCGTCCGCGGTCTGACGGCCGGTGAGGGTGACGGTATCCAGCAGGACGCTGTTGATGGTCGTGATCTTCTGAAGATACAGCGACGCAGCAGCGTTCGTCGTACCGACATACCAGGCGTAGCCAACGGCACCACGGATAGCCGGGGTCGTCGCAGTCAGGGCGTTGCCCGTCGTGACGGCCTGGGTGGCGATCGCGGATTTGTTGGAGCTGCCCCCGTTCACGGTATAGGTCTTGCCGTCCGCAGCCGTGACCGTTGTGGCGTTGACCACGCCGTTGGTCACGCTTGCAGCCGCGAAGCCTTCAGCCGTCAGAGCAACCACCGCCACGTAGTAGGTCGTGTTCAGTGCTGCGCTTGCCAGTGCGACGGTTCCGGTCGTCGGCGTCGTCGGCGTACCAAGCTGGGTGCTGCGGTTACCGAAGAGCAGAGCGGGCTCTTCCTTCAGCATGAGCTTTTCCAGGGTCAGCAGGCGATCAAGCGCCAGCATGTCTTCGAGGCCTTGTCCGGCGAGTTCAGCCTGCAGCGTGATGCTGCCTTCTTCACCGAGCGTGGTGTAGGTCGCGAAGGCGTCCTGAACGCTGATGCTTTTCACACCGGAGCGAGTGCCTTCCGGCAGATAACCCATGCCGTCGATGCCGGAACCGAGAAGGCCGTTGATGACCTTCCAGTTGCACGCCTTGCCAGGGTTGGGGCGGGAGCGGCGTGCCAGCTTCTCGCGGATCGGCGTCAGAACCGGGACGTGAAGAAGGGCAGGCGCACGCAGGTCGTACCAGACAGCACCGGTGGACGTGGTGATGCCGGCCTTGGCCAGTGATCCCATGTCCTGGGCTTTGCTGAGCGCATTGCGCATCGCGACGACGACTGGGTCCGTCGAAAGTTCATAGTCCATAATATTCTCCGTTAGCTTAAATGGGGGATCGGCTTACTTGCCGTGTTCGATGGATTTCCGAGCAAGAGCGCGTGCCCGTTCCGGCGGCAGGTGCTCGTACTTCGACATGTCGACCTCGACGGGAGCATCGGCGCCGGACGCCTTCTCCTCGTGGCCTTTGAAGACGACGGTTGGATACCTGATGCCCTTGGCCGGAGCCGGTTGGGCCTCAAGGTGCTCGATCCGCTTGTTCAGGGCCTCCATGGTCTCTGTGACCTTGGCGACCGCTTTGGTCATCGCCTCTTTCTCGGCGTTGGCCTGTTCAAGCTTTTCGAGTGTCTGGGTGTGTTCGGACTGGAGCTTCTCCAGGTCAGTTTCAGCAGAGACGAAGTCCTTCAGGAGATCATCCTTGCCCGTGACCTTGCGGAGCGCGTCGACCTGGCCTTGGGTGAGGCCGTCGGCCTTGTCCGCGGTGAGTTCCGAGGTCTCCTCGTCGACAAGGCGCTTCAGGAAGTCGCACAGGCTACCGAGGATGGTCTGGAGATCGGCGGGCAGTGAGGATCCATCTGCCTCGTAAACCGCTTCCCACTGGATGCTTTCCTGCAGCCAGACAAGATCGTCGATGACGCAGGCCAGCCGGGCGATGTCGTAGATGCCTTTCGTCAGGCTTGCTTTGACCGTGCCGATGGCTTTGGTCAGGGCCGCAGCCTTCTCCTCAGGTGTCAGCGCCTTCTGCGCGGGCTCATCCTGTGCAGGGTCGGTTGCTGTTTCGTCGGACTTTGCGGTATCGCCCTCTTCCGTCTCGCCGGCGGGCTCATCGGTCTTCTGTTCAGATTCTCCCTCATCGGCCTTGGCCGCTTCAGGTTGCTCCTTCGCGGCGAGCCTTTCCTCAGCGCTCTGCAGTGCTTTGGTCAGCGGCGCCATGGCCTCTTTGACCGCGAGTTCGACGTTGTGGCTCACAGCGTCGGCCTTCTTGGTGAAGGTCTGGCCGTCTTTCGCTTTCCAGACTTGTTCAAGGGATACGCCGACTTCCTCGGCGTCCTTCACGACCTGGAATTTGCGGAGTTCGTGCGATCCGTCGGCTTTGATGTAGTCAAACGTCGCAACGGGGATGCAGGGTTTGTCGACCAGAGAGACCTCGACCATCTCCGGGATGTAGCGCTTGAGCGCTGCGTTCGACGGGTCCTGCCAGCGCTTGACGTATTTCCCTCCGATGCTGAAGCCGGTATAGACACCTTCCTCGACCTTCGCCCATTCGGCGTCGTCGACGATTTTCGCGCAGCCCATGATGGCCTTGTTGGCGTCGTCGAAGGTAATGTCGGTAAGCTTCCCGCATGCGTGGGAGCCGTGCATGACGCGGACATTGCCCTTGCTCTTCCCGTCGGTGACTTTCTCGAACTCAGAAGACCAGGCCTTGAAGTACGGAACAGAGCCTTCGTAATCGAGGATCTCGTTGGCGTGGTCAGGCACCTCAGCCGCAAGGCATCCGTAGACAAGACGTTTGGCCGCATCGACCTTTTGGATGGGTACGAAGATGTTCAGATTTTCCATGGTGATTCCTCTGGGCATAAAAAAAGCCCCGGAACGGGGCGGGCTGGTGAAATGCGAGTCAGTCCTCGATGACTGATACTGTCGTGCAGTGGCAGCGCGGGTGACTGGGCGTTGTCATGCTGCCGTCCGGAAACGTGTCTTCAATCTCGATCGGCCCGGCGAGCGCGTTCTCGACGCAGATCGGGCAGGCCCCCTCGTGATCGAGCCATTCCTTCTTAATCTTGATGCCGAGATCCTTCGCGATCTCTCGGCCTTTCTGCGCGCCATTGCCGTTCGCGAAGGCGGTTTCAGTATCGGCGATCAGAAGCGCGCGCTCGGGTGAGAACGCGTAGTCTTTCGCAATCCGGTCGGCGACGCCGAGGATGTCTGTCTCCTGCAAGCCCTGGGCGATGGTCTGCCGGAGCATGTCGCGCGTTGAGTCGGTGATCTGCGTGACCAGCTCCGCAGCATGTTTCGTCGCCCATGTCGTCGATCGTGCGTCGACCTGGCCGAACAGGCCCATGTCGGTCAGCGCCGCGTTCGTGACGTCCGTTGCGAGATCGTCGAGCGCGCCGGAGATCGCCTTCACCTCTTTCAGGTCGAAGAGGTTGATGTCGTCTGCGATGGACTTCGCGCGCTGCTTGCGCTTTTCGTCCTCATCATCGGCCTTTCCGACGACTGCCATGCCCCGAAGCTGGGACGCGACATGGTGCGCGGCCCGGTCGAAGACGGCATTTACCGTGTCACGGATAGCGCTGTGGGCCTTGATGGCCGCAGGACGCTTGAGCGGGTCGGAGTGCTTTTTTTTTAAGCCGTGGGCCTTTGCTGGTTCCTCGTCGTCCGGTGCGCCTTCAGCTATAGCCTGCCGTGCAGCAAGAGAGGCATCTTTCGCAGCGGCGATGTCTTCTTCGGTCGGGAGGGCAACAAAGCCTGCTGCCGTCTGAAGGCCAGGCGTGTCGCCAACCCCCTCATATGGATCAAGGCCGTCCTGCGACCGCGCCTCGTTGAGGGTTATGACGCCGCGCTGGAGCTTGATGCTCTGGATCTCAGCGGCAACTTTCGGATCGATCTCCTTCTCATTGAGCCATGCGAATTCGATGTCCGTGGCGCCGAAGTCAT